ACCGCCAACCTTGGCCCCGCATACCATATCGCCCGCCCGCCCATGTCTCGCGATGCGATCCGCGCTCAGGAGCGTAGGGCACTGCCGCTGCGCACGCGGCTAGGGCTCGATGCTACGCGCCACGCTGGCTACTACGTGGTCCCGCCGATTGGCTGTAGCCTGCCTATCGTACGCGTGCAATGCGGCAATATGGCGCTCGCGATGGCTGCGACGTGCCGCGGTATGGTCGCCAAGGCTGAGTGATGGCGCCAGGGGTGTACGCTGAGCTATTGCGCCATGCCCCAGTGTTAGAGCGCGATCTGCGTGCTCAGTTAATGCTGATAGTGGCATCAAGCTCTTCTACCATAGACGCGTATACGGTAGAAGGGCTTGATGCCATGAGGCGCCTAGAAGAGTACTTCTATGACTCCTGGGTTGCGGCCAGCGATTCACTGGATGCAATGGTTAGGCGCGACGCGCATGCCGCAATCGCATGCGCTCGCATTGCGGCGGAGATTAGGCTGGGGGTTTAGTCGCCACTGGGCGGGACAGCCCCGCCCAATACGGTCACGCTGGCGGCTGGCGCGCTACTGGCGCATCTGGTTGTGGCTGGCCCGTGGATTGCATAGGTATTTGCTACCATGAAAAACAACCCTGACGTTTACTTTATTGATTCTACTTCGCGCGTTGCTGTTACCGGCCATGAAGGCGAAACAGAGAACTGGTATGCTCGCATTGAACACGCTGGCGTAGCGCGCTACATGGTTTATGAGATTGTCGGGGGTTACGTGCGATGGACTGGCGTGGATCTTAAAAGCCTAGAATCGGCCATCGTTTATTGTCGCGAGATCGGGTTCGACGGCGAATTGGAGTCGGCATGAGCGCCGACAGGCTGATAGAGGCAAGAATGGCGCAGCGGGAAGCGTACGCCATTCTTGCCGATGCAAAAGCAAAGTACATGTCAGGTGACATGGCAGATTCCGAATTTCTCGCCATTCGCGCAGCTCATGTTGAGGCTCTTGCTGTTCTTGACGCTATAATGGCCGAATTGCACCCTGGCTGCTAGCGGCCACTTGGGTACGGGGCGACGCGAATCTGCCGGCATACGCGATTTTGGTGCGTCTGACGGCAGTCTGGCATGGCGCGCGTTGGCGAGGCGAGCGCGACCGTGGCGATAGTGGTGTCGCGTGTTTCACGCGGGGCGTTGGGCGAGCGATGGTATAGGGTATTACCAAGTACCTGTGGACAACCTGTGAATGAATCACCATTCATAACGCGGTGCGCTACTGCGCGTAGGCCGTCGGCGGGCAAGAGTCATGCCATGCCATCGGCCTGCGGCCAAGTGCAAGTGCACGCGAAGCGCATGTGCACGTAAAGTGCACCCCCCCCCCCCCCTCGCGGTTTTTGTTTTTCGCGCGGGGAGCGGAGCGATACATGAACCATCTTTCGCCCCAAAAAAGTCCCACCCCAAGCCACCCATCCATCCCCACGCTTCACCATTTGCGCTATAAACGACTTTCCCATGGTTCCTGGACCCGAGTGGCCCGACCCCAGCAACTTTGCTTAAATCGCATTCTAGAGCTTCTGGTGAGAATTGTACTAATTCTCCGCAAAAACGTACATGACGCGGACAACATGCATGCAAAACTGCCATAAGTGTACACGTTTTGTGCCAGTTATCCAAAAATATCTAACAACTGACCGCCGGCCAGCCCTACAGCCGCAGTAGTTGGCGCGATTCTTGTTGACGACCGCCGTATTTCGCGATACGTATTATATTAAGGGAGCACAGAGCTACAGCTCGGCCGCCAAGGCCCTCCCGCCCCGCATTGGCTGACTACAAACGTAGGCCATCGTAAGTGGGCGATCTTGGGAGACACCACGATTGTGGTCCAGGGGGCGTCGTACGCTAAAGAAACTCCCGAGACGAGATAGACGTTGGGAACTAGTCCTCTGGGGGCGTAGCACTAAAAAACCGTATGGCAGCAGGGCGGGCTACGTTGGACTACGAAATCGTCGAACGAAGGTCTATGGGTATCACCTATAGGGCGTGGAACTAGGGTCAGGGGTCGTCGCGATCCCTTCCTCCGCAGCAGGAGGGGCCAGGGGTTAGCCTCCGGACCACCAAGAGTATGACGCAGTGCATAAATATAGGAGCAAGCTGTTGAAACCTAACAAAAAGCGCAAAGTACCGCACCTCGACGTACCGGCTGAAGTCGCGGTCCAGGTAAGAATTTTATTCATGAACGGTGCGTCGCCGCATTTTATTTTGAGGCAAACCGGCGTTGACTACGAGACGCAGGATAAGCTTACGTCGCTGCGCGTCATGAGCGGCAAGGAGTTCGTCCCGGCCGGCTACAAGCAATTCGCGGCGGCCCGGGGGATTTCTCATACGGTTTGACCCTGGGTCGCCGCACTATTTAGGAGAATCATGACCGACAAGCCAGAGTACGAAGATCTCATCGACGAGAGCGACGGGCGCGGTGTGGGACTTGTCCTACATGAGTTCGAGATTCGATCGGACGACGAGGACAACCTGTTCATCTACAAGCAGATCAGCCGCGAGGCTGCACGGGAGATCCTGGACGAGATGCCGCACATCGTTGTGGACACCCCCGGGGACTCGAACTAGCAACTGTTCGGTATCCCCGAATAGTTCAATGTTCTAGAATATAGAATATTTGCCCGCCACCGCTGAATCCGGTGGTCCTTGATTGGCATAAGGGGCGCATTTTTCAGCCTGGCTCTAGCGCGTGCGCTAGTGTTAGGCGAACCACGGCGGGGATGGACCCGCGCATATTGCGGGTTACGGTAGTGGCTACCGGCCGGGCTCATAATCCGGTTTAGGTGGGTTCGATTCCCACACCCGCTACTGCCGCCAGTAGCTCAAGAGTAGAGTCCAGCCAGCCTGGGGAGTGTGGGAGCAGCGCCCCACCTGGCGCGCACTATTAAGCCGCTGCCGTGCTGGCACGGGCGGCGCACGAGCGGGTGAACCCGCGAGTTTACCGGCTAGCTACCGGCCACCGGTGAACCGGTGCGAAACCAGCCGGCCCTCTAAGCTATGGTCACTCGGCTGGTTATTTTATTCGTCGCAATCATCTAAGCAGGACCCCGTGTTGGCTATAGCCATGGAAGCGGGAAATGTGGGTTCATGTCCCACTTGCGACACTACACTGTTCCGTCAGCGGACGTGCGAAACAAGGAGGCTCTATGAGTGCAGTGCAATGAAGAAGCCGTTAGTGACGTTCGCGGTATTAACATATTTGTTAATCATGATTTATTTACTAGGCGCGACAGGCTGCGACTACGAGCGCCCCGAGCCCGGCTGTGAGCCGCCTGACCCGGCGCTGTGTGAATACGATGGCCAGATTTTATGGCCCGAGCCGCTATGTGCCTACGAGTGCGTATTTGAAAGCGAAGAACCATGAGCAACACAAGAAACGGCAAGGGCCTTAAAAAGGAATTCGACGAAGAAGACGCCACGCTAAACAAGGTTCAGTCTGGCATGTCCAGGTTGAAGCACGACGACAGGCTCAAGCGAGTTCTGGCACTAAGGGCCATGGAGTCCGACAACAAGAAGAAGAAAAAGAAAGAGCCGGCGCAACCAAAAGGCTCAGGCTCAATGGCAATGAAGGACGAGCCGGTCGTCGGAAAGCCAAAAATCGAGCACGTGCCACATAGGCCGGCAGAGCTTCCCAGGAGAAAGCCGGGAAAGCATGACGCCGAGGCCGTAAAGGCGTTCATGCGTGGCGACTATGGGTTGGCCAAGGGGTACGGCGCGGTGGACGACCCGGGATTTGAAGACTCACGCAAGCGCGAGAAGCGAAGGCTTGAGATTGAAGCATACGACAAGAAGTATAAAAGGAAATGAAGTAATGCCTAAAGCCTGGTTCGAAGAAGACCGCCCAAAGAAAAAGAAGCCTGCGCCAGCGCCGGCCAAGAAGCGCGAGCCGCAGGTTGGCGAGGTCGAGGTTGAGCGAAAGTCCAGGTCGCCAGGCGGCCGAGACAGCGACCAGAACACGCTGGCACCTGGCGAGTTCAAGAAGCGCAGAGACACTATTGACATGCTGCGTCAGCGTGCCAAACCGAAGAAGAAATAACCATGCGTTGTAAGCGCTGTAAATTAGACCTATCTGACATGTCGGATGGGTGTTCAACTTGTAAGCCGTTCAAAGACAAGTACATCTCGGTTGACGAGGGCGGCGACAACGCCATCACCTGGGAGCTTAACGAGACGCGCAAGCTGCTCCGTAACGAGATCGAGCACTTGACACACGTCCGCAAGTTGGCCCGCAAGAAGCAGGGGGCCGACTACTTCGACCCAGACCTCGTAGACGCCATGACTAAACTCGCCAAAGGGCAGCGCGAGGTGTGTCAGATGCTCAACCGGATGCAGAAGGACGCCGCTCGCACCATTCGAGAGCTGAACGTGGCCGAGCGCAACGAGCTGCTTGTCACCTACGTGCGGATGTTACCAAAACCGGAACGAGAAAAGTTCCTGTTGCTGGCCGCCGAGACGGAGGGCAAGCCGCCCGGGCCAATTATGAAGCCTTTTCGTATCAACGGGGGCGACAATTGAGCGAGCCGACCATCCGCGGCCCACAAAAGGCCGACGTTCCGTTTATTATGGACTCCTGGCTGTCTAGCCTTCGTCCAATCTATCAATCTTTGCCAGACGACTTGTTCTTTCCAGCCTACCGGCAGCTAATCAAGCGCATTCTGGCAACTTCCCAGGTTCGCGTCCTCGTTGAGGGCGATCGCATCCTGGGTTACGCAGTTTCTAACGACGCAGAGGGAATACTTCAATGGCTCTACCTAAGAAAACCCAACGAGCAGCAGGCTCAGATGCTTCTAGCGCACCTGCCGCCGAAGCCAAACTACACGATGCGAACAAGACAGTCGCGGGAGCTGCTGGGCAGCCTTCAGGAGTGGTTACTCCGACGGTTCAAGCCGGACTCGGCGGACACCTAGAGATTGCCATGGTCGAGTTCGACCACCCCGTACCGTTCAATCGCAGCGAGTCGTCTTGCCGGCTGCGGTCAGTTGACATTGGCCTAGAGGAGCGAGACGGGTTCGTGTACGTCTACGGACAAGCATTCGCGTGTAAGGTGCCAGTCTCGCGCGTGCTACACGTTGTGTATGTGAGCAAGTAACATGGTCATGTCCAAAGAGGAGCACCTGGCGCTCCTTGACGGCCTGCTTGGCGGCGTCCAGGACCATGCTCGCAAGCAGAAGAAGCTCACCAAGGCATCCGACCGCATTAAGGCGGACATGCTGCGGGAGACGCTATTTAAGCAGCAGCTTGAGCTGTTCAACGAGACGGAGAAGATGGTATCCATCCTCTGCCCGCGCCGAGCCGGCAAGTCTGTCGCCATGCTCATACGCCAAGTGTATGACTGCATCTCGGTCAAGGGATTCATGGCGGCTATCTGTTGCGTGTCGCGCCCAACGGCTGAGAAAATCTACTGGCGCGACCTAATTTCCATGGACTCCAAGTATAATCTTGGTATCCACTTCAATAACACGAAGCTGATAGCCGAGTTCCCGAACGGGTCTATCCTGGTCTTCTTGTCTGGCGCCGACAAGGGCGAGGTGGCCAAGATACGCGGCCAGCGATTCAACCGGGTGTGCATCGACGAGTGCGGGGAGTACCCGCCGCACGTCCTAGAAGACATGATCTTCGAGACGGTCATGCCTGCACTGCTGGACCTGCAAGGCGCCATCTGGCTGGCCGGCACACCACCCGAGGTCGCTGTTGGCACGTTCTACGAGGCCACATGCACGCCTCCAATCGTCAAGGAAGCCGAGATAGGCACCGACATCCATACCAACTGGAAGCACGGCACGGATAAGCCAGGCGAGTTCACGTGGAAGTTTCACACCTGGACATCGCGAGACAACACGGCGATGCCGCACCTGTGGCAGTCAGCGCTGGACGTTAAGCGCAAGATGGGCTGGAAGGATGACAACCCTGTCTGGCGCCGCGAGTATCTTGGCGAGCACGTCCTGTCTAGCAACGTCCTGGTCTATACGGTCAGGCCGGAGCGCCACACATACAAAGGGCCGTGGCCATGGGAGGACCAGCGAGTCAACCGCTGCCGATTTGTTTCAGGGCTAGACATCGGCTACAAGGACGGCACAGCGCTTGTCATCTGGTGCTACGTCGAGGACGAGCCGTTTATATACGAGTTCATCTCAATGAAGCAAGTTGAGCTTGTCCCCGAACAGATTGCGACCATGATAAAGGACGCCGAGAAGCTACTGCCAAAGCCTGTGAACTTCAGGGTGGCCGACGCCGGCAATAACGGCCTCATGGTTGTTGAAGCTCTGAAGCGAACGTACAACCTTACGTTCGATGTGGCCGACAAGAACGAGAAGATGCACTACATAAAGCTATTCAACATGTCCCTGGACTCGAACGCTATCCGATTTAGACCCGGCAGCCCGCTGGTCGAGGAGATGGTCGAGAACAGGTGGGACGAAAAGACCATCGGAACGAGCCGCCAGCGCGAGTCGCCGGCAACGCCAAACGACCTATGCGACGCGGCGCTCTACAGCTACCGGGCCGCCATCATGCGGTTCGTCACCGAGGCGCCAATGCCACAGCTTGAGCGGTCTGACTCGCAGCGCATGAAGGACGAGTACATTGCAAAGCGTAGCCTACAGGTTACACCTTGGTTCGCCAGGAAAGAGATTAAGTGATGCCAGCAAACAGCAACGAAGACGAAGAACTGGCCGAGCTTCTCCGAGGCGGAGAGTCCAGCGACTTCTGGTTCCTTAACGACGAGGACTTTATCGCCAAGCGCGCATTTGAGCGCGTCGGGAGGATTGAGGACGCCAACGCTGGCAAGTTCTCGTCCATGCAGATGTACGTCAAGCTCTACCAGGGCCGTATGCCGGTCACGCTGGACAAGGCAGGCATCAACGCCGGCGAGGATAGCCCGGCTGTACTGTCTGACACTGGGGCTGTGCCAAAGCACAACCTCGTGCGCTCTAACATTGACGCCTGGTGGTCACTTGTTGGCAAGCAGCGCCCACGGCCGCGACTCCTATCTACTGGCGGGTCCTGGAAGGCCCACATGCTGGTCCGGGACCTTAACAACTTCCTCACCGGCGCCATCGCCCTGTCGGACCTGTACGAGGTGGCACCTGACGCGCTGCGTGACTCCGCCATTTGCGGCACGGGCGTCATTCGCTGGCTGGAAGACGAAAGCGTCACCGCCGAGCGCTTGCTACCATGGCAGGTAATTGTTGACGAGGAGCTGTGCGCCACCAGCCGCGCTCCCGTTGAAGTATTCGTCCGCACGCCTGAGCATATCAAGTCGGTGTGCTACCAGTACCCAGAGAAGCGCGAAGCCATCATGGCCGCCGGCAGCCGGCTTAACGCGGGGCGCCAGGTTATGGTATACGAGGGCTGGTATCTGGGCAAGGACTGCCCGGTCTACGTCAAGTTCGTCGGGGATGTCCTGCTGGATACCTACAGCATGAAAGACCGGCGCCTGCCCCTACAGTTCCTGTTCTATTCTAAGCAGCCGTCCGGCTTCTATGGCATTGGGCTGGCTGAGATGCTTCTCGGAGCGCAGATGCGCATCGATGAGATCCAGTATTTCATAGCCGAGATGCAGCGCAAGCACCTGCGGCCAACGACGTTCGTTGACGGCGCCGCTGGCGCTCTCCAGATGTCCACGGTCGAGGGGCTGGACATGAAGATTGTGTCCCTTCCGGGCGGCATGAAGCCTCCGGTGGTAAGCGTACCGGCCGTAATCTCGCCGGACCTGTACCGCGAGGTTGAGCGCATTGCCGACGCGTCCAAGACGGAGCACGGTATCAGCAACGCTGCCACCAACAACCAGTTGCCTGCCGGCATTGACTCGGCACCGGCCCAGCGCGAGTACAACTTCAAGGACATGGACCGGCACAACCGCGCCGCCGTCCGCTACGAAACGTTCTTTGTCGAGGCCGGCCATCACCTCATCGAGGGTTACCAGCGCATCGCCAAGACCGGCAAGAAGCGCCCCAAGGTGTCCTACAGTGACCGCAGCTCGGTGGACTTCATCGAGTGGCCAAAAATTAACCTAAAAGAAATGGCCTACACTATCCAGCTTCAAGCCTCCCCGCTTGACAGCCTTAGCCCAGCCAACCGGATGCAGACCGTCCTTGAAATGGGCCAGTACGGCTTCTTTAGCTCGCCGGCCGAGATGCGGCAGCTGCTTGGTAACCCAGACCTTGAAGCATCCGACATGTACAGCCCGACCGCCTTCGTGGCTGACGCCAGCTGGACAATCGACAAGCTCATGCGCGGGTGGAACCTGACGCCGGACCCTATCCAGCAGATGTCAGAGCTGATACCACGGGTGCGCGCGGCCGCCCTTGTCGTCAAAAAGCGCGGCACGGACGCCCAGACTGGCGAGATGGACGACGACGCCAGGACAGCATACGACAACCTGACGCGTTTCCTAGACGAAGCCATCATGCTTGAGCAGCAAGCACAGGCCGCTATGGCCCCGCCTCCGGGCGCGATGCCTCCTGCCGGCCAACCAATGGACGAGGGCATGCCAACGGCCAACCTGTCGCGTCCAGCAGCACAAGGGCTAAACGCCCCGTCATCCGGCGGCGGCAAGTCGAGCCAGGGAATTTAACAGAAAAGCAGTACCATGTCAGACACACAACAAGCAGAATCAAGCGAACCGCAGGAAATGTCATCCCAGGAGATGGCCGACATCATGAACGGCTCGGCAATTGCCGACGAAGTGGACAAGCCGGTGGCCAAGGCCGCCAAAGCCTCCACGCCGGTCGAGGACGAGCCGGAATCCGACGAGGGCAGCGACGAGCTGGACCTAAAAGGACTCGCCAGGAAGCATCTGGAGGGCTCTGACGACGAAGAAGACGACGGCGAGCCAACCATCGGTGGCGGGCTCTATAAAAAGCTCCTAGCCGAGAAGCGGGCGGAGCTGGAATCGGTCGAGGCCGAGTACAAAGAGCGCGTAGCGGCCCTAGAACGTAAGGCGGCCCTGTCCGACCTGTCGCTAGAGGGGCTGCGCGAAGCCGCGCTGGCCGGCAAGTTGACCCGCGAGGAGCTAATTGACCTGGCGTCAGACCTGTTCTATATCGCGGAGCCGGAACGAGCCGACCCCGATGTCAAGGTTGGGCTCGAACGCAAGAAGCTGTCCATCGAGCAGCGCAAGATTCAAGAGCAATTAAAGGCGCAAGAAGAAGAAATGCGCGCACAGATGGAGGAGTCGGCCCGTGAGCTGCGCCTCCAGAAGATGGAAATGCAGTATGTGAACGAGGTCGCCAAGTCTTTGGACAACTTTCCGCACATCGCCGCAGCATTTGACGACGACGTTGAGGCTATCTCGCGAGAAGTCCTCAGCTATGCCACCGCAGTAGCAGCTAACATCGGCCCTAACCACAAAGGTGAGTTACCCGACCTGTCGGCCGCTGGAATTCTCAAGCTGTTTGAGGAAGTTGCAGAGAAAAAACATAACCAATTGCAGTCAAGCAAGCGACTTTCCAAAAAGAAGTCATCGGTGCCAGTCTCGGCCCCGTCTGCGCCTAAAACGCACGACGAAGAAGTCGAGGAAATGGTCCGAATCATGAACAGCTACAAATAATAGGAGAATCACATGGCAGTACCATCAAGCCTCTCGGCAGGCCAAGGCTTCCTCGAAGCCCTTAAGAAAACATACACCGCGGACAAGCTGCGAGCCAAGTTCGAGCTTAACCACCCCTTCATGAAGATGATCAAGAAGGAAGCCATCAGCGAAGGTCAAAACCACACCTACGCCATCGGCCTCACCTACGGCTCCGGCTTTGGCAATAACCTTGCCACCGTTCTCGCTGGCACCGCTGCCGGTAACCCTAGCTCGGGTGCCAAAATGGCAAATATCACGGTTAACACCGGCGACGACTATGCCGTCATTGAGCTTGATCGCAAGTTCCTCGCCCGCAGCAAGAAAGCTGACGCGGCGTTTGCTGACCAGCTCAAGTACCAAGTTGACCGCCAGCTTGAAGGCCTCGGCAACGTCGTTGCCAAGAAGCTCATGGGCACCGGCTACGGCCAGCTCACCACGGGCGTTCTCACGGCTGGTGGCGCTGCGCTCACGGCTGGGTCGTACACCACGTTCAGTGTGCCGGTCTCGGCCACGAAGTACCTCACCGAAGGTATGCGCCTGGCGTTTGGCGACGCTGGCGTCATCGATGTCCACGGCTCCAACCTGACCACGGTCACCAGCTTCAACGACGAAACCGGCGTTGTCATCTGCTTGTCGTTTACGATCTCTGCCACGGCCACCGAGTGCGGCCTGGCTGGTATCTACGGCCAATCGACCAACGCCTCGGGCCTCGAAGCGTGGATCCCGCTCACCGCCCCTGGCGCCGTGAACACGGTTGGCCCACTCATCTCGACCAGCGTCAACCGCAACCTGCACCTGATGCGCCTCTCTGGCCATCGCTACAGCTCCACCTCGCGTCCAATCGACGAGTCGGTGTTCATCTTGGCAGAGCGTATGCAAGAGCGCGGCTACCGCCCTGACGTTTGCCTGGTGTCGTACAACACCTTCAATAAGATCGCGGCTAAACAGTGGAACAAGATCGTGCCAAACACGACCCCGGACGCCGAGAAGCTGGGCCTCCAGCGCCTTGGTATCCAGACCGCCGAAGGTGTTATCCCGTTTGTCTGCGACTCGTCCATGAAGGACGACCGCGGCTACCTGCTGACCAAGGACACCTGGCGCATGGTTCACCTCTCGGACGCAGTTCCGGCTCGCATCACTGATGCTGCTGGTAACGACAACCTGTTCGAGGGCACTGGCGACGCGGTTCAGATCCGCTACTACGCTTGGTGGAACCTGAAGTGCATCGAGCCTGCCGCCAACGGCGTGTTCGCTGTCGATAGCACCCAGTTCTAATCCGGTTACAGGAATTGTAACCAAGAAAGGAAAAGAACATGGCACAACTATCACATGCAAAGCCTGGGGTCGTCGCCGTGTCGGGGTCATTCCTCGGCTCGTCTGCCACTACCATCCGGGCCGGTGCAGGCTCGTTTACCGTTGCTCGCAGCGGTTCGACGACCAGCACTATCTACACAATCACGCTTCAAGGACCCGTCCCAAAGGCGGATAAGATTGTCTGCGTTGCATCCATCGAGGACGGCTCGCTAACCGGAGCGTCTGATGCGTTTCTCTTGAATGTCAAGTCGGTGACACCGTCCACTGGCACGATCGTGCTACAAGCGCGAGACGTTGCCGGCACGGCAGGCCCAGCAGACGATGCGGCAGTCATCCACTTCGTGGCGTTTCTGCACGTCGCTACCGACTCGGTAGCCTAGCTATCAAGCGCCTCTCCGGCAACGGAGGGGCTTTTCATTAGCCAGACCAAAGGAGCATTATGATCGCAAAGACCCAGGCAGAGCTTCGCGCCCTAGTGCGCTTCTATACCGATACCGAATCAGAGTTAGCGAAGTTCCCTGACGCTGCGATCGACATCCAGCTTGACTTCGGGCTCCAGTGCTATCACGCCGCGCTCGTTCGCACAATGAACTGGGTCCAGGTCAAGGAATACGAGTTCACAACCACCACTGCCAGCAGCTACTCCATGCCGCTGCATTACAAGACCGTTGGCGTTGACATGAAGGTCGGCTCCGACCGATGGGTTCCGCTTCGTCGCGCCAATATGTTCTCGGCGCCGCACCTTCCGTCCGACAAGCGCGGCCGGGCGCAGTATTCGGAATACCTATTGGACGAGTCGCAGTATGTCGTGCTACATCGCCGCACACAGGTCGCCGGCCAGGTGTACCGCCTCAGGTACATAGCGCCAAGCCGCACCATTACCGGCGAGCCGACGCCAGACTTTGACTACCTGTTCCCTAACGGGTGGGAGGAGGTACCGGTTCTAGAGGCGGCTATTAGGCTGCTGGCCAAACAAAAGGAAGACGACGGTCAGCTACGCGCCCTCCTGGCGGCCGCTTACGCGCGCATGGATGCCGAGGCTAGCACGGCTGACATCTACCAGCGGCCGACCGCCCCTGGCGTGTTCAATCTAGAGATTGGCGACGAAGGAGAGGTCTAGTGAGGCCCCGTAAGCAAGCACTCCTTGGAGACAAGCCAAAGGACATCAGGGCGGCCACGGAGAGGCTCCAGGAAGCCGTTTCCAAGCGCGACACCGTCGTGGAGTATACGGTAGCCTCTGGCGCAAACGTCGTAAGGCACGGCCAGCCAGCGCTCCCCAGTGGGCGTCATATTGTATGGAACGAGGCCGGGGCGATTGTGGACACCGAACTGACGGCCACCAAGTGGGAGTTTACCGCCGCCGCCGCCGGGAAGATTAAAGTAATATGGCTGTAAAAACCAAGTACACCTTAAAGCAGTACGACCTAACCAAGGGTCAGGTTTCAAGCCGTGGCCCAGCTCGACCGCAGGGGCTCCTGCCTCGTGCGCTTCGCGAGCTTCGATACGAAGCCGACGTGCTGGCGTCCAGGCCGGCAGTGACGGCGTTCGCCGGTATCTATAGCGCGGAGAGCGACGTTAGCGGCGATTCCCTTACTGACGGCGATTACCTTACCGGCGACGTGACTAACATTTGCTCTGACGGGCGACGCGTCTTTGGACAAATCACGCTATCGGAAGGTACAAGTGAAGAAGGCCAGCCAGGGCTAGGCAGCAACTCGTACGTCGTTGAGATGGTGAAGGTCGGCAGCTCCTACGCATGGAAGAAAACGTCCATCCCGGCCCCAGTGGCCGCCACCCCGCTTGCCAGCTTTGGCCCATACTCCGCCGCGTCTTTTGGTAGCGGCGTTGGGACGCAATTGCTTCTGACCAACTGGGGGCCGACTGCGTTTGACGATACGCCGCAATTCCACACGCTGGAAGGCGGTAACGCTGTTGGTGACCCGATGGCATTTCGCAAAACCAGCGTCTTGACCAGGTTCCCGAACCTTGGAATTACGCGCGCCGTTGGCGATGGATACTGCGTCGCATACGACACCGTTGCTAACTGCTTTAGGCTTATATATACCGATGGAGTCAAGTTCTCCACGTGGCGCCTGCGCGGGCTAACGACCGGAACAGCCACCGCGTATGACCCCACGTCTTGGGATGCTAGAATTATAAACTCGAAGCTATACCTTGTGACGGCGAACCTGGTAAGCGGCACGTCAAGTCAAGATCGCAACCATTACGTCTATACTGTTCCGTCTCCCGCAACTGGGACATATGGAACCACGTCCGTAGACCTGGCAGCTAGCGCAACAACCAACGCAATCGTTGCCACCAAGGCGAATGTGAAGATCGCTCTTTCTTCGCAGTCGTCCCCAACCAGCATCCGCTACGCAGACCTATCCGACGACGCAGGCGGCGCCATCATTCGCGCCGTCCGCATCCACGCAAGCTCGGTTGCGGTTGACACAACGTACACGGCGACGCTCACCGACGACTACGGCAGGGCGATTACGTGTAACGGCAACCTGATAATGGTCGAGACCTCCGCGTCGTCGGCGGATGAATTTTCAACAGAGGTGGCAGCTACATTTACGGTTTCAAAGCGATACAGCTCAACTGTTACGTTTTTTGTACTCAATAGCGGAACGCTGACATCGGTGTCTGGATGGGGCGCAACAGGGGAGAGGACGTGGGGCTATGGGACAGGCAAGTACGTTCTCGACACTAACTTAAACTCACATATTTCAAGCGAAGGCTTGGTTTGCGTTGGGAACTCAATCTATCGCTGCATACAGAGAACAGCACAGTCTGCCGGTGTAGCATATGTCCATGTTCAGCATATATGCAAGGTGAAGGACCTTGATACAAACGGATCGATGCACGGCGACCTGTCAAACACGCGAGGCGGAAGGCACGGGAACTCGCTGTCACGCTGGGTGAGGGAGAGATACGTTGCCCTAGCCATGGGCGGGGGGGAGCAGGCGTGGGTCGTCGGTAACGTTGGAACATCGGGGGACCCGACGCTGTACGCGTCAGGCATAGAATCAAACGAAAGAACCGTAGTGTTTGACGTGTACCAAACTCAAATGACGGCAATTGAGACGGCTCCCGGGGTGTCATCATTGTGCCACGGGTGGTCTATATCAACATCTGGCGACGAATCTGTCTCATGCGCATTCGAGAGGCCGGTTATTTCAGGATCGACATCAACAACCACAAGAAGCGCAGCGCTTGACTGGTCGACTGGAGATGCAACATACAGGGCAGTAGCAGTGTGCAGCGTTGGCGGAATAGAGTCATTTGTAGCATCGGCTCCATTTGTCGCTTCAGTTGACTCTGGCAAAGATGAGGTTGTTACGATACGCCTAAACGCGCGGGCATCAAATGTTAGAAAGATCCGCTTATATAGAAACAAGAGCCCAATGCCTGCCGGAGACTACCAGTTTGTGGGCGAAACCAGCGCACCGACCGGGGCCACATCCAGCGTAACAATTACCGACAACAGGTTGACATTTGAGAACAGCGCAACGATAGCTGCCATGCGCCCGTTCGATCCAACCGGGGGCGGTGTGCCACTTCAGGGCATCGCGCCGGCCGGGCTCCGCGATATCGCGCAGGCTGGTGGCCGCACGTACGTGGCCACTTCAAGCTACGTCATCCCATGCCAGGAGCCGCAAGGCGACGACCAGCTACCAACCCCAATGGTTGATATTCTGGTCCAATCACCATCCCGCCTGGGCAATATAAAGCACATTGACGCGCTGGGCGACCTGCTTATCGCATCCACGGAGACGGCAATCATTGGCATCGCCGGCGACCCGCCTAATGCGCTTGGGCAGGGCGCTCTACAGGCCCCCGTTATCATCTCGGAAAACACCGGGTGCAACGGCAAGCCGGTCAGCACTCCGGCTGGGCTGTTCGTGCCAAGGGCTCGCGGCATCACGCTAATCGACCGCAGCCGCAACGCCCAGGAGGTGTTTAATTCGGTGTCTGGCGATTACGACGGCGTTGCAAGGTCGCTGTCCGGAGCCTGCGCGTACAGCGTCACAAACGACGAGGCGTACTTTAAGGCCGGCGGAACATGGCTCGTGCTGAACGTGAAGGATGGCCGGTGGACGGAATGGACATCCGGGATCGATGGCTCGACATCGGTGGCGACGGCAAACCGTGGTGCCAATGACAACGTGATCGTGTTCAGCCCTGAAACAGGAAACGGCGGCATCATAACCAGTACGTCATCGACGTACGCCGAACCGTCAGTGCATCTCGGGTGGGACTCGTTCCCAGACCGATTCTCCGAGTGCAAGATTGGTCGCATCATGGTGGACGGCTACAGGTCGGATACCAACGACGCCGTTGAGGTGTCCATGGAAACAGCCTACGACCTTGACGCAACGCTTACAACCCCTGTGTTGTACGAGGTCCCTGTCGTCGGAGCCGCGGGGCCGGACAACCAGGGCTTTCGAGCGCAGGTCACGCCCGCAAGGTCCGCTTGTTCGTCGTTTCGCGCCGTGCTTACGTTCGCGCCAGACACGAGCACCACAAAGCTGAACATTGAAACAGTCGCAGTAGATGTA